TCTATTATCTTTTTAATCTTGCCGGGCGTGAAGTTGTTCTGGATAATATTAATCATTAATTTGCCAAGCAGCTTCTGAGACCGATCAAGCTGATCAAAAAGCGACTGCAGTGTCGTCAATCCAGCACCCTGCCTAAGCATGGATAGCACACCAGCCTTATCATCTTGCGCGGAACCCAAAAGTTCTTCATTAACGCCTGAGATTTCTTGAATCTCGCGCGCTAAGGTTTCTGAAACCTGAAGCATGGAGGGCGGGATTTGAGGTGGTTGTATCTGCTCAACATCGGTCATCAGAGCGTCTTCCTTTAACGCAAGACCTCTTCCCTGACCAGACATAAAAATATCCTTGGGATTAACTAAGGCGTTCTCTTTATATTTAAATCCAGAATTTATTTGTGACTCAAAAATATCCAACTCAATTGCCTTGCGCCTGTTGTATAAGTACTGTGCATCACGTAATCCGCGAACTACGCCCTGTATTCGCATCGGAAAATAAGGCATTTGCGGAGTATAATAACCTAAAACAGGAACAAAAGGATACTGATCTATGCCCATAGGATTCGGACCGTCATACATCACCTTGCCCTGAACAACTATTGCAACGTTAACCGTTGGTACCTGCTGCTCAATAAGTGTAATTTGTGGATACATGCTTAAAAATCGTTTCAAGGCGTCGTTCTGATCAGTAGTCCATTCAAAAGACTCACCAGTTTCTGTATCAACAAGCATTTTTTGTTGGCGATAATCTTTGTAATAATATTCGTCATACGTCATGAGATTCTGAACATTGGCACCGTTGGTATAATTCTCAGGCATAAACTGAAACTTATCGTCATTAGCTACATTGGGCTGCAATAGATCTATCTCTTCTTTTCTATCTGGCAGCAAAGAAAGACATTCCATTCTAGAAAGAAAAGATCTCTTCCAAATTGCGTTACAATCTGAAAGATCGGCCTTCTTGAAAAAGGGATCTATCAAAAAGGAGTTATACGAACAGTTATCTACCTTGATATTACCCGATATTGGATCCGATCTATAATCAACCCACACCTGGAGAAGATTCATACCTGTTACAAGGGCACCATGGAAAGACTCAGAGATCGTCTCCAAAACCCCTTCCTGTTGATTGCACCACACTATGATCTTTGAAAACTGATCAGCTGTTACTTGGTCACCGTTTTCAACTGGTGAGACAATGGTAGATTTTCTGTTGCGCCTCTGATACCCAGAGATCATGTTTATAACTCTTCTTATGCGGTTGAAGTTAAACTGCTTCCTAAAAGAAGATGGCATGTTGTTGTATAATTCTTGATATACAGACTGATCACCCGCTTCAAACCGAGTATCTAGATCTGCTTCTGCCCAAAAAGCTTGATTAACCGATATCGCATTGCGGTAAAAAGAAGACATGCGATTAAGAATTTCCTTATCTTTCTCTTCGTATAACTCTGGTCCAACATCTGGAAATAGACTCATCCTAAACTCCTTTTTAGAAGTGTCTTATGGGCTAAAATACGTATTAGCGGCGTCCAGAACCAACTGGAAATTCGCCTCACTTAAATACGTTTTATATAATACCTTAGAGTCAGGAGTAAATAAATCTCTTAATCCGACATCTGTATCGCCACTCATGAAGCCAGCCGTGCTATTTATGTATTCATAAAAATCAGTATAGGTATCCCACCTGGTATATGTTGGTTCTTCGGCGCTTTGAGTAAACGCTACCTCAACCAAATTAGGATCAACAGGTCGATACTTTGGAGTAAAAGAATAAATATATACAGTGGTTGTTATAGCCATTACTTTCTCCCTTTATTAACTTAGACACTAGCATCTTAACCCCAGTCTAAACCCTACTCACACAAACGGTCAATATTTAGGAAAATCATCACTAAAGAAACCAGGCAACTGCTGCTTGCCATACATGGCCTCTCGATAGTTCTTATCTATTTCTTCTGAGGACAAACCATCTCTCACCCTAGGCAACGATAAACTCATATACCTAAAAGCATCAGCAAAGTTGCTGGACTCATCGTGAAGAGGCTTACCTTTGTAAATACGGCGCTTAGAATCATACTCCTGCCTGTAACTCTCTAGCGCTTTGAGAAGTGGCTGACACTTGGTTTCATCAAGCCAAACTTTAGCAAATGTTGACCGACAGGCCTCTATGCCATCCTCTAGTGACAACTTAGGTGCTACCTTAAATCTTATTCCAAGTTGTCTGGCTTTCTCAAGTCGAGACACTCCAGTACCCAGTTCACGAACGGCAATATCATGTGGAGCAAAATGCTTATCATAGTCATAAGGAAGAGTGCTGAGATACTTAGAGTAAAACTCAAGACCTTGAGAAGTATTTTCGTAACAATCAATAATCCTGACAGTAGTACCGATTGTTTGAAAAAATATAATAGATGTCGCATCACGCATTCCAAGGTCCCATGCTGTATGAACTTTAAAGGCAGGCTCCCAAGGCACTGTAGCTATCTGTCCATTCAACCTCATCTTATCAAGATAGCGAGAATAATACGCTCCTTCTATTCCCAGGTCAAACGATGTGAAATATTCTTGCATTATAAGATCTTCAGACATGAGTCCTTCAGCTTTTTCTTTCTCTATTCGATGTCTAGGTATGTGGCATGTATCATCTAACGTTAACTTGTAACAGAACCAGTCAGGAGAATGCTGAGCAATTTGATAAAGCTCATAAAGATGGTTCTGGCGACCACGTGGAGTGGATTCAAATATCGCCCAACCATCATTAGCCACCAAAATAGGCCTCAAAAACTGGTAAGCTTTGGGATCTTGAATGGCGTATTCTGAAAACACACAACCTATTGGGTTGGTACCAACAACACTGTCTATGTTGTCAGAACCTATAAGCTGAATCAGTGATCCATTAGTAAGAAAAACCTTCATCTCTTGTGAGTTTATTGATCTCACTAGGTTGGGTGGGATATAGTCTCTGAAACGTATTCCATCGTTTGTTATCGAATCCCAGATTACTTTTTTTGCCTGTGAGTATGTGGGAAAGATGTAGTAATAGACACCGACTCTACGTATAGCTTGTCGTATTATAATATTCCAGCTGACGATATCCTTGCCTGCGCGTCGTGGCCAAATAGCGAGTACGCGCTTATATCCCTTATTCTCGATAGCGTCAAAGATGGGTTCTTGATATGGTCGTGGCTTAAATTTACTTAAAATGATCTTTGATCCGACATCGACACGCGTGTCATCTATGCTCATTTTTTATTCAGTCCATTTATTTTTGCTACAACTTTATTTATGGATAAAATACTTTTATTTATTTCTTCGCGCATGCCAAGTACCGTTGCCTCAGTTTGTGCTAATTTACTATTAAAATCAGAACGAACTTCAGCACTTAGGTTATTATTTTTATTTAAGCTTTCATAAAAAGACCACAGGGCTTCCAGCCTTCTCTCTTGCAATTCCAGCCGATTTTTTAATAAGGTGTGTCTTTTTGAATTCAATTTTTCTTTATCCTCTAGGTGGTCAATTCTTTTATTGTTGTGTTTAATGATTGTAAGATGATCATTAAGCACAGAAAAGATCTTGTTAAATACATAACGACCAACAATTGCATATAACAAAAACATTAAACTAAAAATAATAATTAAAACATACATGTTATTGCATCCACATTCTATTAAAGTTTCTATTCTTCCTTCTTACTCCAATTGAGCAGTAAGAACACATTAGGTGCTTATTATATCTAAGTGAAGCCTCTGCCACTGTGTTTACAGCTCCGCATGAACACTCGGCTTTAAATTTTCTATGTCCTATTCTTCCCTTACCGATCTCGTTAATTATTTTCCATTCTCCTAAAACGTCTCCGGCTTTGATGTCTGGATGCACGGTTTTCTTTTTTTTATGTTTTGTTCTTGCTTCTGAAAATAGTTGAGCATTAGATAGATTACTCATCTTCATCCTTGACACTTGTGTCCTTCTTTAAAGTTGGGACAATATCTGAAGAGTGTACTTGGTTGATAACGATATATTTCTCTCCGGTAGTATCTGGCTTTTTTTGTTGTAGTGAAGCCTGCCATTCGTAGAGTTTTTTCCATCGCTTTGAATACATTGGCATTGATTTAGAAACCATAGTGGCATTCATTTCGTTATACAATGCCTTTCGTTCCCTAAAGTTACCTATGGCCATTTTGGAGAACTGGTACACTTCTTCTAATTTGGGGCATCTTTTTCTAAGTTGTCTAAAATTACCGTCGCTATAGCCTTCTTGATAGAGGAAATCGTCTATTATTATTTCTTTCGCTTTTTCTTTTGAGGTTACCCACCTCATCATTCTGAAAGCTATTTGTTCTATTTTTTCTATTGGCATTGGTTGTTCGCGCAGTGTAAAGATATCCATTGTAAGTGTTGGGTCTGGGTCATTAAGTTTTGCCTGGGTATTATCTTCAGTGCTATGTTTGATAGGTTTGGGTTTATTTTTGTTTTCACGATGGTCCATACGTTGTGCGGCGGCTACTTCCTCTGGGGTAGGCATTACAGTACTCCTTAGTTTATGTTATTAATGATATTATCTATCAATTTCTTATGTAGTTTGGCGGCTATTTCCTCACCCATTATTTTTTTAGAATGCTCAAAATTGTCCAGTACTTTTTGAATTTCTTTTTCTGCGTCGACCTGGTTATATTTACGAGGAGGTTCTGGGATGTATGTTCCTTTAGGTATCATTCCATTTGTGCGAGTACTGTCGGTACTCCTGCGGGCGGAGTGTGTATATTCATGTTTCTTAAGCAGGTTAGTTATCGGGAGGTTTTTCATCTTACACCTTGATATGCATTGTTCATAAATCCAATCGAAATCTTCTTTCTTGTCAGGTAGTAATTGTAGCTCTTTTTTAATTTCCTGTATAACGACGTCTGGGAAAGATTTGATTGTTTTTATTTGTTCGGGTGTAAGTTTCATAGTAGAGCACGCCGGCCGCCACATATTCTTCATAATATTTTCTCTTCGTAAATACGCTTCATATTTCTCTACTGATCCATATTTCTTTCTTCCTTCGTAATATCTACTGGCTATATCTTTATATTCATCGGGTATCCTTTCGAATTCGGTTTCATTTGGACAATTTCTGATATCAATACCAGCATACTGCAATCTGCGTTTTTTCGAATGTTCGGCGGCAAACAGCTGGTTTATATTATGTTTTTCATATAATTCCATATAATCATCGGCATAATTACTGTTACCTCCAACTTCTTCCCAGTTTTGTGGGTTACGGACGAAGTCCAGGTAGGTCTTGTTATATAAAAGCCAATGCTTACTTCCCTTTTTAGGATGAAAATGAAAGTTTATTGGGGTTGCGTTAGTCGTGTCTTTTTTTACCCCCTTGTTATGCCCCATTTTTCTAAATATAGACGAACGTAGTGAGTCTATATTTATCTTAGAATTAAAAGCTAAAGAAGTAAGTACGACAAAAAAGGAAAAAGCTTTTAGCAGAGCTGGTATTGACTCTAGTAATTTTGTTATATGTTCTCCAGAGCGTGGTAAATAAGTGTGGATAAACTCCATGTCTTTGGACAGTGATTTTCCTATGGAATATTCGCAGGTCATAGATTTAAAGTTATCTTTTTTACAGACTCTCCAGCCTCTACCTTTCTTGGAAATTATTCCAAACTTATTAAGTATGGCGAAGGCTCTGTTTACGGTTCTCAAGTCACAGCCTATTTGTTTAGCTATCCATCCTTGAGAGGGAACAATGTCTTGGGGTTGGTACCTACTGATCATAGATATAATTAGATTAATAACTTTAGCTTGGTTCTTTGTGAATTTTGTATAGAAAGTAGCTACAGATGAAGCTAATTGCCTATATAGAGAACGTTTTTGCTTAAAAAGAGAGTTTGCAGTTGGAAAATTTTTACTAGAAAAGTCTTGAGTGGAAAAGACTTCTTTTCTTTTCTTTTCTTTTCTCTTGACATATATGAGTTTTGGTTTATGATCGAAGCATGTTTTTAATTTAAGCATTAAAACATACTACAGAAATGTAGGAAAAATGATAGTCCCTGGAAAGAAATTTCCGGGGCTGTTGTTTTTTATATAGACTTTTATTGGGTTCTAAAGGTTTTTCTTGAGATTTTCTCTTGACAGATATGAGTTTTGGTTTATGATCGAAGCATATTCTATGGTGAGTCATAAGAATATCTTACTGAAATGTAGGAAAAATAACTGTCCCTGGAAAGAAATTTCCGGGGCTGTTATTTTCCAAGAACTTATAAGTGCCATAGGAATAATCCTTAATTTATTTTTACCAAGAATTTAATTAGATCAAAGGTGACTTCCTATGGCTTTCGTTTTTTTGCACATTTTTATACACAAAAAAACAACGACACCCGCAATAGATGTCGCTGTTCAACGTGCGTATGATCTAAGCGTTAACTCAATAATAAAAATCATATCATAGGCACCCCATGAAAATGGACACAAGTGTCATGGCACCCCAGGGCGGATTTGAACCGCCGATCTCCAGAATGAAAATCTGGTGTCCTAACCAAACTAGACGACTGGGGCTATTTTTTCTTTACAAAGTAACCAATAATAACTGTAATAATTAATGCGACTGCACCAATAAGATTTCTTTTCTTATTTCCAAATACTTTTCTACCACCGTTATAAAATTTACTTTTATAAGAGACAGGAACCCTCTTTTCAGGTGCTGTTGGATTTTCTAGAATTAAAGCGGGACGTTCTTTAGGTTTCTTTGTAAGTTCGGTGAGCTCCAAACCATTACATTCTCTAACCGTAAAAAACAGTCCCGCAACTATGAATACAAATAACCCTTTTTTCATGCTTCCTCCTTTTAATTTCCTACTTCCTAGAAATGTATTTATATGACTGCAATATTATAACAATTATAACAGCCACAAGAACAGCTTCAATTGTTTTTTTACTGGCCTTCTCTAATAACGTCTTTTTCTTCTTGGTAGTGTTAACAGTTCCACTATCTGTGACACGAGTGTCGTCGACACCAGTGTTGTTGACACTCATGTCGTCGATGCGAGTTAATATCAATGTTAGTTTCTTGGACAATTCCTTAAGCTCTTCAGTGTTGTCAGGAGATTGCTTTAAATTTCTAATCGCGGTGCTAAGCTGTGCAAGCTCTCCAGAGTGTTGTAACACCATAGAGAGAACCTTTTCTATGACACTTGTGTCAACGACACGGGTGTCAACGACACGGGTGTCAACGACACGAGTGTCTATCTGGGGCACGTCATTAACAGGTGCACAGACTGGTTTTTGCTTAACAGGAATGAATCTAGGTTCAGTCTTCGCTAAAGCTACGCCGGACATATCGACAGGCAACACGGGAGTTGTTAACACTGGTGTTGACATAACTTGTGCCGTTGGTACAGGTGCCGTTGGTACGACAACCGGCTCTTGCTCGCTCCGCCGTAGGCTTTGCGAAGGCGAGAAGTCGGGATGCAGTGGTGAATCCTTAGGTAACGTATTAGCGTTCTTAACATAGTCAGGAAGAACTACCGCAACACAAGTGTTGTTGGCTGATGCCATAAATAAATGTAAAAAAAATAGAAGCTTTTTCATAAAACCCTTTCATGGTTTAATAATATATGATATACTTGACGGATATTATATAGGTTTGTAAAGGAAAATCAATGAAAAAAAAGATGCTAAATTTAAATGAATATATGAAAATAAAAGAAGCAGCTGAGTTTTTAGGAGTATGTGTTCATACTTTAAGAAACTGGGATAGAAAAAACATTTTTAAACCACGTCGAAACCCAGTAAATAAATATCGTTATTACAAGAAAGAGGATTTAATTAGGTTTTTAAAACAATTAGAAAACACAAGTGTTGAAGGGAACAAATGAAGAAAGATACAAATACTAAGGTAGCCGACGCACTTAAACTGTTGGACGATGCCATATCCTACGAAATACAAGAAATTATGAACCTCAACCATAAAGCTCAAAACTATCAGAAGCTTGCAGATGAGAAGTTTGAAGAGATGGCGTCTCTATTCGAAAAGCTAGTGCCTTGTAAAGACAGGGTAGGTAAATTATACAACTCCTTAGATAATACAAACCTATTTAATAAATTGGAAAACATACTTAACCTGCGAGAAATACTGAAAGACAAGGAAAACGATGGTAAATAACGTAGAAATAGAGGGTATACTTCACGCAGCCCCTCAAACATTAACAACATCCAATAACGCCACCCTATGTAAATTGTTCTTAAGACACGTAAAAACATACACGAATAAGTTTAAAACAGGTGAAAAAATATCATTCGTTCCCGTAACAACCTGGGGACCAATCGCTATTCAATGTAAGGATTTTAAAAAAGGTGATACAATAAAAGTAACTGGAACCATCGAATTCCAAATGTGGGAGGTTAATGGTGAAAAGAAAGGACAGTTAGTTGTAACCGCTAAATCTGTAGCATTACAAAGTACTATATAATAATAACTAAGGAGGAAGGAATGGATAGAAATGAACAGGCAAGCCTGGAAGCCAAAACTCTACTTGCGGCCATAGAAAGACTGGATGCAAAAATTAGCACCCTGGCATCAAGAAACCTAGAAGATCCATATGAGTCAAAAGAAACTAAAGACCTAAATGCAGCCATGGCTAAAGCATGCGCTGAATACCCACCAATCATACCTAATAGGAAAAACTCATACTTCCAAGACGACTACGCAGACTTAGACGTAATCATGGATAAGATAAGGCCAGTGCTCTCTAAATATGGCCTGACCTTGGCACAAAGAACATTTGTAAACAATGACGGCATTACCATGCTACACAGCAGAGTGTTTCACTCAACCGGCCAATGGATGGAAACACGAGCTCGTGTAATACCATCAAAAAACGACCCCAGAACAGGCTCCTCTTTGCTGGGATTCATAAAACGAGATCAAGCTAAATCAATCCTCAACATAACAGTGTCTGCCGACGTCAATGATGATGACGCAGAACTCGAAATGGCCCAATCCAGACAAATCCTAGCTAAAGGTACCGCCATCAATAAAGACTATAAACAATCAAAAGACTCCGGAACCACAATAACTAAAGAACAACTAGAAGAACTAGAATACGAACTAGGTACTTACGACGATATAGCCGAAATGCTTATGGACGCATACAGAATTCAAAGCCTGGCTGATCTTCCTAAAAATAAATACCGAGTCGCCATAACCAAAGCAAGAGAAATTAAAGAAGCTAGAAAGAAAGGAGCCCAGCTATGAAGAATCTTTTGTTGCTGCCTGGTATCATAACTCTATTATTACTGTGTTCGTGCGATCCTAGCCATCCTGGTTGCTGTGACACACATAACGCAAAACTTAACTATCCTTTCAATATACAGTCAACATACTCCGTAAGCGAATGCGGAATCATCATTTGTGAGCAGACGAGTCTGGAGCAAGAAATCATTGACGAAATATACGACCATCCTACATTAATGGATGTAGACGTAGACATCGGCGATTTAGTAGACTGATATGAAAAAAGCCCTCCACAAAACAAGAGCGGAGGGCCACAAAAAAGGAGATAAGGAGAGAGACGTTTATTATTTTATGTTATCCGGTAATGGTTTATCTCTTTCTGACCTAGATTTATAATCTTTTTGACTAAAAACTAACTCAGCAAACTTTTCATCATTTAAAGGAACAGATTCTACTCCACTCTCCTTAAGCTTGGGTATCCACTCGTCCTTTAAATTCTTAAGACTGTCTTCATACTTTTTCCCTATCAACCACCCTATACGATCAGCCATCGACTTTTCAAACTCTTCAGAAAAAACATTGTCTTTGATGACTTTCACTTGTATTTCACTTAACTCAAAAACAACCTTATCATTTATCAAAAATTTCATAAAAATCTCCCAACTATTAAACGTCCCTAGCAACTAAAAAACCACTAACATGTGTTGACGTACCAGCTACACCAATCGTTTTACCAGCGGCAGCTATGTCCGCCTTAAACATAAAGTAAACCTTGTCTGCAACATTTAAATGTACTATGCCACTACAAAATATCCCCTGCGTTCCCAATGCCGCTGTAACAGGATTAAAGAAACTTGGACCACCAGTAGTACCTACAGAGATCCTAACACTGTCTCCCCATACAGGAACATTGTTCAAGTTAGACGCAACGATAGAAGCAGTAAAATAATACTTGCCACTAACAGGTGCCGTAAAATACGCCGCATGGCCAACTCCATCTCCAATGTAAAAGTTGCCTCCATCATCCCAATACTCATTTAAAACCAAAGACTGACCCAACGAATATGTAGTGCCATCACCTGTAACATTGTTGACCGTAGCAGCCTGATACGCAGCAAAACTAGTAAGTTGAGTCTCGGCTAAATCTATCGAAAACGGCCCATTTGTAATAGTTATCTCACCAGTACTAGATGTTAACTTGGCCCTCGCAACCCTCGCAAATCCCCATGTATTACTACCAATAAGTAAATCTCCGTCCGTACTCGATCCATCACTGGAAACATGACCATATTGATCAACAAACGCTGGCTCCCTCCTAGTAATATCTAGCGCTCCTCCATTATATATTCCAGCTATATAACACTTTTCTTGCGCTGAACCTCCAACTCCTTGCTGGCCCATCTCTACAGTATTTTGACTCTCAGATACACCAGCACTTCCTCCAGTATCTCGAATTATAATATTATCATCTCCACCAGCATCTAAAAACCACCCTCCTAACACGCCAACTGCTAAATTATAAGCAGATGTCGCACCAGAAAGCCTAGATAATGCCTTATACCCAAGCGCTGTATTATGATCAAAGCTATAATTTAACGCATCAGTTCCTATGCCAACATTTAATGTTACTGAATAATCCAGATAAACTGGACCTGCATTAGAACCACCATAAGTACAATTTGTACCCCTGCCATGCAAAAATCTAACACTGTTTAAATAATAAACACCCTCAGACCCACTAGCATTCGTAGTAGGCTGATAAATAGATAAGTCCAGATTAACCGTAACTACCTTGCCTGTAGCCACCGTATTTATATTTAAACCACCCGCAACTTGAATGTCTCCAGCAACAGGCGTAGCCGTTCCAGAGTCACTGGATATCGTAAGTAACGTGCCAGACCCACCACCTCCCGTAGCCTCAAAATTTAAAGTGCCAGGCACAGTTCCAGCAGCTATCGTTACAGAAGCATCCTCAGATACAGGATCCAGCCAGTCCGGTATCGCTCCAGTATGTCCAATGTAAAACTGCGAATCAGTTCCCTGCGATGCCGTAAATAACCCTGTAGCATCAGCATAAACAGTTCCCGTTAGCGGTGAAACAGTTAATGATCCAGAAAGATTAATGCTATTGTCTAAATTTATAGTCAATGTATCACCAACAGCCGCAGTTGTAATATTAGTCCCTCCAGCTACTGTGATAGTACTAGCTCCATCAGGTATCGCAACGCCAGTATCACCAATAATTCTATCCTTATCAGCAATAACAGTAAGATCTATAGTATTAGCACCATTGACTATGTTAACAGTCGCGTCACTGGATATTAAATTAGCCCACGCAGGTGCCGTGCCACCTCCAATTAAGACCTGGCCCGCAGTACCATTACTCGAACTTAATAACCCAGCCGCATCAGTCTGTACAACTCCAACTCCTAACCCACCAAATGTAACCGTGCCAGTCGTTACAGTTAATCCATTGCCCGCAGTAACACTGGTTCCAGCAACTACCGCTCCAGCACTCGCTACTATATTTCCAGTCGTCGATGTGACATCAGTCGCCGCTGTAGCAGACCCCGCAAGAGACGGCGATGCGTCAAGATTAATCGTAACCGTAGAACCAGCTCCCGCAGTATTTATATTTGTTCCGCCTGCTATATCAATAACCCCCGCAGTAGGAGTAGTAGAACCAACATCTGTGTCAAGATCCGTCAGTGCTGCGGACCCCGATACCGAAAGATCAAGAGTGTTGGCACCAGTAGTAAAAGTTATAGAAGCGTCACCAGAAGTTATAGAATCCCATGCAGGTGCAGCACCACCACCAATAATTACCTGACCATCAGTACCGTTAGAAGAACTTATTAAACCAGCCGCTGATGACTGTACAACTCCAGCACCAAGCGCTCCAAAAGTAACTGGTCCCGTCGTTACAGTAAGATCATTGCCTGCAGTTACACTAGTTCCAGCACTAACCGCTCCTGCACTCGCTACTATATCTCCAGTAGTCGAAGTAATATCAGTCGCAGCTGTAACTGATCCAACAAAAGAAAGTGATGCATCAAGATTAACCGTGACAGTAGAAGCACCACCAGCAGTATTAATATTGGTTCCGCCAGCCATAGTAATAACACCTGCTGCTGGTGTAGCTACACCAGAATCCGTATCAAAACTTGTTACATCAGGACCTCCTCCACCAACTACAATATCTATGCTATTGCTTCCAGGAGTTATGGTAAATGACGCATCACTAGATGTAAACTCTTGCCAAGCAGGTGCACCCAAACTTGACGCTATTATAAGTTGCCCATCAGTTCCATCACTTAATGACGATAAGAGACCTACTCCACTAGAACGAATAAACCCCTTACCAAGTAAAGGCATCGTAAGGGTACCTATAATTGTCAGATCGTTTTCAGTACGAGTGGTTAATGTGCTATGCAATCCAGTAGTTACAATGTTTACATCACCAAATACATTTAACTCTCCAGCAGCATCCGATTCTGCTGTACCAACATCTGTTGGAAAAGTTTCAGTTTCACTCGTTTCTGGATATATTTGTGTCCAATCAGCAAAATCACCAGCTAGACCAGTTAACATGAAAATAGTTCTTGACTTTATTACCATCCATATAGAACCAATATTAAATCCAGAAACATTAGAAGAATCAGGACGATCCTTGCCATAAACTAATTGTGGTGGTGAAGTTGCCTCCGCCCCCATGTACGCTAGAGGATGTAATCCGGTAAGTCTTGGAGCCTTTAATTTATCACTCATAATTAACCCCTGCTTACTAAATAGCCACCAACTTTTGTACTATTTAAACCTATTCCTAACGTCTTACCAATACCGGATATAAACGCTCCAAATGAAAATTTAGCTGTATCCCCCAAATCCATGTCAGCCAAAGCTGAAAAGAAAACAGTCTGTGCACCAAGAAATTGTAGAACAGGGTTAATTAACTGATATGTCCTTTTAGTCGTAACAATATTTAAAGGGTCAACATATGTAGCCACAGGTGGAGCAGGCGCAACTAAGTTAGTAACCAATACAGTTACTGTAAAATAATACTTTCCCGTAACAGGCGCAGTGTAATAACACTCAGCACCAGCCCCATTACCACCATAAAAATTGTTGCCTACATCAAAATACTCAACCATTACAGAGCTCCTGCCAAGATAATACAATGATCCATCACCCGTTACGTTGGCAACGTTGGCCTGTTGATAAGCTAAAAAAGATTCTCTGTGTGGAAGTTGAAGATTTATGGTATTAGGCCCATTTACTATAGTAATACTTCCGTCAGCTGATGTAAGGTTGGCCCTGCTCATACCATTTGCGGTACTACCAATAAGCAACTCTCCATCAGAGCTTGAACCATCAGTAGAAACATGTGAGTATTGATCAACAAATACAGGCTCAGCCGAATTGCCTAGCCAACCGCCATCCATTATTCCAGCTATATAACATCTATTCTGTTGTCCAGCGCCAGAACCATGCGTTCCTATTCTTAGAACATTGCTTTCACTAACAGTTCCTGTATTACCAATAACAATGTTAGATGATTCCCCGCCAGTATATGAACTTCCAGCGTTATAACCTAACCCAATGTTATATGTTCCAGTTGTTAAATGAATTAGAGAGTTTGCCCCTAGGGCTGTGTTGTATCCAGCAGAAGTAATACCCTGAAGACTTCTGTATCCAACACCTGTGTTATAAGAACCAGTAACTGACACATTCAATTTACCCGCGTCCTCACCTATGAATGTGCTACCTGTTCCAGAAGTATAGTTATGCAAAAACCTATTGCTGTTAAGATAATAAACACCCTCAGAACCAGATGCGTTACTGTTGGGTTGATAAATAGATAAGTCCAGGTTAACAGTAACTACCTTGCCAACAGCCGAAGTGTTTATATTTAATCCACCGGCTATTTGTACATCTCCAGCCACATCCGGGGTAGCTGTAGCACTAGCATCATCAGAAAGTGTAACAACATCGCCACCACCAGCTCCAACTGCTTGAAAGTTTATAGTTCCAGGAGCAGTTCCAGCAGCTATTGTCATAGAAGCATCTTCAGAAACAGGCGTCAGCCAGTCAGGTATAGTTCCTGTACTTCCAATATAAAATTGTAAATCCGTCCCCTGTGACGCAGAAAATAATCCAGTAGCATCAGCATATACAGTTCCAGTCAATGCAGGAACGGTTAAGGTACCTGAAAGAGTAATGCTGTTATCTAAATCTACAGTTAATGTGTTGACCGCACCAGTCGTCGTCACATTTGTGCCGCCAGCTATCGTCACAGCACCTAAAACCGGAACAGCAGTTCCAGTATCACCATCTAATTGATCAAGAGCTCCACCACCGCCGCCACCAGTAACAGTAATATCAAGTGTATTTGCGCCAGGTGCATATGTTATAGAAGCATCTCCAGAAGTAAGCGTCGCCCACGCAGGTGCAGCTCCACCTCCAATAATAACCTGGCCATTCGTACCGTTAGAAGAACTTATTACACCAGCAGCAGAAGATTGTACGACACCAGCACCCAATGCTCCAAAAGTAACGGTACCAGCCGTAACCTCTAACCCATTTCCTGCAGTTACAGAAGTATTAGCATCAATAGCACCTGCCGTTGCTGTAATATCTCCAGTGGTCGCTGTAATACCCGTGCCTGCAGTTATTGAACCAGCTACAGAAATTGTATCATCAAGGTTAACCGTGACCGTAGATCCAGCCCCTGCAGTATTTATATTTGTACCTCCAGCTATATCAATAACACCTGCAGTAGGAGTCGTTGCGCCAGCATCTGTATCAAGACCAGTTACATATCCAGCAGCTCCAGTAACCGTAAGATCAAGAGTGTTTGCGCCGGGAGTAATTGTTATAGAAGCATCACCGGAAGTTATAGATGCCCATACCGGATCCGTTCCACCTCCAATAATCACCTGACCATTCGTACCATTAGAAGAGCTTATCACACCAGCCGCATCCGAGAAAACTACACCAGCTCCCAATGCTCCAAAAGTAACTGTACCAGCCGTAACCTCTAATCCATTTCCAGCAGTTACAGAAGTATTAGCTTCAACCGCCCCCGCCGTTGCTGTAATATCTCCAGCCGTCGCTGTAATACCCGTGCCTGCAGTTATTGAACCGGCGACAGAGATTGTATCATCAAGATTAACAGTTACCGTAGAACCTGCTCCTGCCGTATTTATATTTGTACCTCCAGCTATCGTGATAACCCCTAAAGTAGGAGTTGCTGAACCAACATCTGTGTCAAGCGTATCTAACGTTCCACCACCGCCACCAACAGATCTTAAATCGATAGTGTTATGTCCAGTTGTTATTACCACAGTAGAATCACTTGATGTTAAATTGGCCCATGCAGGATCTCCTGCCGTAGCACCTATTAAAACCTGCCCATCCGTACCATCCGCAAGGGTAGAAAATAAACCTGTAGCATCAGATCTTACAAAACCTTCCCCAATAGCACTCAGTGTTAATGTTCCAGGGATAGCAACGTTATCAGATAAACTAACAGTTACAGTGTTACCAACACCACTTGTAGTAATATTTGTCCCACCAAACATATTTAACACACCACCAACAGATATAGCTGTTCCAATGTCCGCATTAAATGTGTTAGCAGCACCAGAAGGATGAATTAATACCCAG